TTCCGCTAATGCCACCATAAGCACCAGCAATTACATCCTTTTCTTGAACCCAATTGTTTGTAAGAGCAATAACCCCGCCAGTAGTAGCCACAGTTTCCATTTTCCAATTGCTACCACGAATCATACCGTAAGCAGTAGACGAAGACGAAAAAGACATAACCTTCATATCTACTTCAACAATCCAAATTTCATCTGCTGGCTTAACATATGCAGAAGACAGAAACACTTGGTCCCAAGTGTAAGCAACATTGCTGTTACCCCAACCCCAACTGGCGGTAGGAACCGTAACTTCAACTACTTCGTACAACTGAGGTAGCCCCTTGCCTCCAATTGTAGGAGCATTAACTAATTCAGTTTGACCAGCAACCGTAAGGTTTCCAACAACAGAAGAGTTTCCTGTAGTGGTAGAGTTTCCAGTTACAAAAGAACTTCCTGTAGTAACAATGTTTCCGTTAACAATCTCACTAGCCTTTCTTACATATGTGCAAGCGGTAGGAGAAGCCGTTGCGGTAGCCGAGGTAACCATAACATAAGTAAATGTTAGGGTAGTAACGGCAGTTACCTTAAATGTACCATTATAGCCTGTGCCAGCACCAGAAATAAGAACAACATTATCTACAGCAAGTCCGTGGGCAACAAGAGTTGTTACAATAACCGTAAGACCGTTTGCACTAGAATAATTACTTCCAATAACAGCAGTCGAATCGTAAGGCGTAACTACAATATCTTTGTTTGCTAGAGCAGAAATGACCGAAGTCGTAACTGGAAGTCCAGAGCCAAGAAAATCGCCTACAGTAGCCTTCTTAAGAAGTCCACCATCATTGATAATGGTAGAGTCGGTAGCCTCAAGCGTGTTAGCCGTAACTGCCGTCTGGTCTGTAATAGCACCAACAAGAAGGCTTGATGCATCAACAAGTTGATTAAGGCGAGCACCAGTTACCTGCTGTCCGTCAATGAAAGTATCACCTTTAGAAATTTGGGTCATTATTGTTTAGATTGATTTGTTTGTTTTTGAAAAACTGCATACACATACGCAGACCGAATAGATGGTCTGAGATTGTTTGATGTAAATTGAAAGTTGATAGATGTGCCGATTTTTCTGATTGGATTTCTTCTTGCCGAATCTTCTGAGAATTGAGCACCAAAAGAATCAATCTGAGTATCTACATCTGGGTTTGTTATTTTAGCAATTGTAGTAACTTGAGAACCAGCCTCGGCTAGTAACTCTACTTCAGCAGAACTAAATCTCTTGTCTCCAATATTTCCAAACGAATATTTTCTAGTTTCAAGAATTCCAATGATATTGTTTTTAGGAAATGAAAGAGGTTCTAGCGTAGCAGGAAGATAAAAAGGCAACACAGGCTTACCAGAGTTAGGGTCACCTACAGCCCAGTCTTGATATTCATCCCAATTAAGTTCTTCCAAAAGGAAAATACCTTGGTCTGTATCAGCCGCATAAAGCCGTCTTTGGTTGTCTTTCTTGGCAACAATAAAATCAAAGATATCAAATCCAACAGGATAAACATCTACAGACTCCCATTGCTTTAAGATAAAGTTAAACACCAATACGGCATTATTATCTGTAGAGCCATCAATCGGAACAGCAATGTAGTAACGATTATTCCAATAAGTAGCAACTGAACGATAGGCGTATGTGTTGTTGATTCTTTGAATCACATCGTCAATAGGAGCAGAGATAGGGTCTGCCATTGAAAGCAACTTCATTGAGTCAGCAGACGCTGGCTGTGGCTGAAGGAAGTATACGCCATTGTCAGACAGGAAGAACACGCCACCACCAGCCTGTACGACTGACTTTCTGGCAGAACAACCAATGTCCGTAGCAAGCGTCTTAAGGTAAGAGTCAGAAGAAAGCCCATCTCCACTTGCGTACCTATTAGAGCCTACGCCAATGTAGAAAATACTGCCACGCATAAACACCAGAAACTCATTAAGAGTCCAAGGCGATACACCAATAATTTGGTCGTTAGCACCATTGTTAATGGTAAAAGCGTCAACAGCATCCCAATGAGTATAGTCCAAATAATTACTTACCGAAACGGTGTCGTAATCTCTAAGTGGATTGTTTTCTGCGTGATGACTTCCTAACGCAATTAGTCTGTTTGCATAAAACAAAAGACCAGAACAGTTTGGAAACTGATGACCAGACGAGGGTGATATTGGCTGGGCTATAATAGTAACATTTAAGTCCCAAAGAAGTGGACGCTTACTCTGTCCACGAGTAATAAACACCTTGTCAATGGCTGTAACTACATCGCAACCATCCTGTGTAGTAATAGTCTCTCCAACAGGAAAGTTGATTTTAACACCAAGCGTTTGAGTCTGAGGATTGTATGAAAACAGCCCATTAGTAACAACAACAATGATAATTTCCTGTCCAGTTGCATTAAGGTATGTTCCAACACCATAAACAGTCTGTCCAATAAGAGCACCAATGGTCTTGCGTTGAATACCTTTTCTTACCGTAGCAACGCCACGGTCTAGTCTGAAGTTTTGGGAACGGCTTACAATACCAGCAGGAAGGGCATTAGGATTATCACGGCTGTTAAGCCCAATAAAATTAATGTCTCCTTCTCGCTGGTATTCTTGCTGTGCCATTACTTGATAACAATAGAATAGTACACAGCCTTAATCTTTTCAGACCAGCGAACACCAACATAAACGCCACCAAGAAAGGTGACCGTAGCGAGAATAATAGTAATCATACAGGGAGAGAAATTTTAAGACGGTTAAGTTCAGCCTTTAGTTCGACTTCGGTAGGCTTAGAGATAAGGGTCAGAGTACCAGCGTACTTACCGCCCTTTGAGAACTCTTGGAAGCCAAGGCAGGACTTGTCCTTAACAAAGGCAGTCCAAGAGATAGGGATTTCGATAGGTTCAGTAGCCATTAGGATTGGTATGTATAGTATGAACCATTTCCGTCAGAATTGTAACTGTAGTTATAGGTGTATCCACCACCCATTCCGTCATCGAACCAGCAACTTTCAGAGTAAAATGAGTAGCCGTAGTACTGGTAATTATTTCCACCTGCTACTCCTTGATAACCACCCATACCATTGTGGTTATATGCATTATATGAATAACCGTTGCTAAACGGACCTTGGCTACCATTACAACTTGTATTAGAAATGGTTATATAATTGTTTGTCGTAAAGGTAGCAAGTGGCTGGTTCGAATCCTTGTACTGAATATTGTAAGCACCTCCCCAATTTATATAAGTGCCACCAGAACCATCGTTTACTGTATCAACATTACAAGTTTGATTGGGGAAGTAATAGTCAGTACCATCATTCTGGATGTATACCTCAGAACCACCGTAAGCAACAGGGTACTCAATCCCATACTGTGTGCTAACAATCGAACCAGCGGGAGGGTAGGAAGGGGCAACCACACTAGGGAACGCCACAATGGAATTAAACCCATTACGGCTAGAGCCAGACGAGATGCCTGTGCCAATCCTATGTAGGTCAACCCCCATTAGGCTGTGGCGTAAGCAATATGGACAGGCGTAGAGGCGGTGTCAGAAAAACAACGCACAATGCCATTGTAGTTATCAAGCGAAATGGTTTCGCCAGCCTTAACCTTAAGACCAGTAGAGCCAGTTGCATTTAGAATAACAGTCAGAATAGCCGTAGCGTGTTGATTCTGGATAATGACGCTGACACGCCTTTCGGGTGTAAGGGCAACTACAAGTGCAACAGAAGCAGATGTGCCAATGGTCACATCGGTGTGATTAAACTTCCTAAGAAATGGGGAAGAAAAAGAGATATTAGAGGAGGACATTATCTTGAGTATGGGTTAGTGAATTTTAGTTTAGGGATTTGATTCTGCTGATTTACCTGCTTATCCATTTCATCTTCAAGCAAGAGACGAGCCTTAGAATCAATAGCAAGAGCCTCCTGCAAAAGTGTTTCAGATGCAAACCAGTTCGCACAAGCACCCCAAGCCATAAACTGGCTGAAAATATAAGGGATTTTTTCGATTTTCCACTTAGTAGGAGTAGTTGATGGAGACTGTCCAGCAGATGTAGTTTCTAGACAAGTGTAAAAATTGGCACTATGCGGTTTACCAGATACAGGAATATATGTTCCTGTTGAAGAACCGCTGTCAAAATAGACTTGAGAGCCAGCATAGTAAACAGTTACAGGGTCAAACAGTTCTCCTGTAAGACTAGGAACCTTTGTTCGATAATAATACCAACCTGTTGCAATAGTTGTTGTTTCAAGAACGATACGCAATTCCGTTCCAGTATCATACAACTGATAATTCATTCCAACAGCCCTGCTAGAAACAAGGGGATTAAGCGTATAAACGCCAAGAACCTCTCCGCATTCAGCGTTTGGGATAAAGTAAGTAACGCCACTAGCGTCAACGACAGTAGTAAATTCAGCAACCCTGCACACATCAGCCCAGAGTTGGTTTTCCCAAGCCTCACGAATGCGTGAGTTGCAGAAATCCCTAAACTGACCAAAGGTCTCCCTGTTGATGTTATATCTATCGTTTCCGCTGTATTGTAGAGCGTCAAATAGAATCTGGGAAAAGTTTTGTGTTCTCATACGAGGAATCCGTCTGCTCCAAATACAGAGCCATTAACTACCGTCTTCTTAACATAATTCCGCACCGCACATTCTGGGTTATCCCGAAGGAACTCCCGCATAAATTGTTTATCCTTCCAGCAATCGTAGCCAAGTCTATGACCCCAATAGTGAAAAGCATCATCTGGAATGTTGGCAACCTTACGCCCGAAACCTTCAATATTGTTGGCTTCGTGCGTATGGTTGAAATGAGCCATCTTAGTGGCGTTAGCCTTGGCAACAGCCTCATTCATTCTCCAACCGTTGATGAGTTCCCGCTCCAAATCCTTATGGAGATGGGCGGGAATCACATCGACAAGTGACTGAACTATATCGTCAGCCACGAATTAGTTACGAGGTGAAGTCGAACTTAGCGAGACCAAGAGGATTCTTGACGATGCAAGTAGCCACGGCTTCGACAAGTCGAGCAGGACCACCACCATTGTCAGTCAGTTCCTTGACCTGTGCGATGTTGCCACCATAACCAACGCCAACCAAGTCCATATTCAGCAGGTAACCGCAGAAGTTGTTCTTGAGGAAGAGGGAGGTATGGAGACGAATCGAGCCAAAGTCACCTTCGAAGACATCGATACCAGACTTGTACACGCTGGCTTCAGAGTCTCTGTTAAGAGTTCTGATGACCGAAGCGGTGCTAGTCGAACCATTCTGTCTAGTCGTGTAGGTGAGGTTCGTGAAGGCTTGCTTCAACTTGTAGCCAACGAGACCGTCAAAGGACTGCGAGCGACCAGTCTGTTCAAAGACGGAAGCAAGCATATTCTGACAGACTGTTTCATCAAGGAGGGCAGTACCAACCGTGGAGATGCTAGAGGTAGGAGTACGGAACGGAGTAGGGACAGCCAGATAGGTGTCACCTGTGAAGTCGTTCTTAATCCAGCCATCGAGACCACGAGTAGCATAACCCTGCGAAACGCCATCGTCAGCCTTGGGAAGATTGCCAGAGCAAAGAGTCTTCTCCATAGTACGCTTGATGGTTTCGGTAGCCTTACCAACATTGTTGGCGAGTTCCGACTTAACACCAGCGATGACAGCGATATCAGTTGTCAGAGGAGACACACGAGTTGCCTGTCTGAAAATCTGAATGTGGTTGGAGAGTTCGTAGCGGTACTGAGTAGCACCATCCTTAACGAAGTTCTTGATGGAAGCACCATTCGGGTCAACATCCGTACCGTCAACGATACCAGCCTGTTCGGAGGTAACGGTGGGGAGGGAGTCAGCCTGCCATCTGAACAGCGTATTTCCAGGTTTTGCAACCTTGGGAGCCATAGAGGTGAACGGAGTGGACTTCGCATCGATGAGCGAGATGATGTCAGCGAGGGCTTCCCGCTTACCGCTGACGATATTTCTTTCTGTGAGACTTGCCATAGTAGTAGTTTTTTAGTTTACAGGAACTTGTTCATAATAATATCTGTAAGGTCTTCGGTTCTGCCAGACTTGGCGAACTTGGCGTATGCATTTTGACTGCGAACTTCCTGCTTTTGAACAGTCGGTGCTACACCACTAGAACGAGGCTGAACAGGTGCTTTTGAGATGGTAGTTTGACTTCTACCATTTTCTCTGGCTTTGACTCCACGAATGTAGTCTCCAATAACCATTTTATAATCGGGAAACTTCTTGATTTGGGGGAACGCCCTTAGAAACGATTCTGCAATCTGTCTCTCTTTAGACGAACTATCCTTCCACCACGAATATTCCTTATTAGCAACGATTTCGATTTGGTCTCTGGCTTGAATGTACTTGTAACGCTCTGGTAGCCCTTCTTCAAGTGCCTTCGTTGCGTTAACTTTAATCTGCCTTAACTTGGCAGGGTCAAAATACTCTTCATTCCCATCTTTGTCTGTAACTGTGATTCCATCAGCATTTTCATCTGCCCAATTTCTGACCGACCTTGCTTGGGCAATCTCTGCCTCAATTTCTGCAAGCGAATCAATATTGGAAAAAGGAATGCTTCTATCCTCATATACAGGCTTGGATGCCGTGGTCTTGGCGTTTTCAAGTTCTGCCTTCAACTGAGTGATGGTCGCTTCCGCTTCCATTCTCTTAGCCGTCAACTTATCGATACGCTTTTGTACACCACGAGATACCTCCTCTTGCTCTCCCTCGGACTTTGAATGAACCTCTTCGCCCTCAGTATCTGTGTTAGTGTCCATTTCTGGCTCACTTTCAGACTGCTGGACTTCGGGCTGATTACTATCGGCTTCGCCTTCTTCCGTCTGCGGGGAGGATTCATCGTCCCACAGAAGTTGGTTCAGTCTATCGTTTAGAACGCTAGAACTAGGAAAAGAATCTTCCTGTTGAGAATTTTCGGGGCTGGAGGTATTCTCGTTTCCAGTATTATTATCGGGGGTCATTAGAATAAGTCTAAAGTGCTTTTGTTTTAGGCAGGATTTTTACAGACTTCCAGAAACTGTTGGACTCACACTTGACACCTTTTTTACAAGTGTCAAGCGATTGTAAATTTATTCTTTCAGAGCCTTGGCTCGTTCTTCAAGGAGCAAGTTCTTAAAGTCAGTCATTGCAGATGCTCTACCGCATTGGTGAACACGAGTTTCACCAACTACATCCTGTTGCAACGCTCTACTGGTTTCAGATTGAATGTTTAGGTCAACAATATACAAAATATGCTCCCAGAGCGGGTTAGGAGCAGTAAATGCAAATGTGCCAATGTTATAATCAGTATCCTTCATTTCCCTGTGGCTGTTGATTGTTAGAGTTTACATTAATGTTGTTATTAATGGTAGGAGACTGCTGACCACCTTGACCCTCTTGTTTCATCTTATCAGCAACAGGGGATACGCCAATTCTGCCAATCTGCTTATTCTGCTCCTGCATAACCGACATTTGCAGGTTCTTGACATAATTTTGAAGCATCATCTGGAACATCTGGTCTGACTGGGAAGCCTGTTGAGCCTTAGGATTCTTACTCATAATGTCCTGCAAGTACTGCATCTTAGTAGAGGCGGTAGGGTCGTTTTCGACATAACTAGCCTCATTGCCAAGCATCATCATACCAATCTCCGTTTGAACATCCTTGTATAGCCTCTGGGAGGCAGATGCATTGTTAATGATGAGTTCCCTAGCAGAATCTGGTGCAATGGCTTCAATAGCCTTTTGAACCAATCTATTTCTATCAATTACACCTCCACTATCCATAGGAACAACAAACTGTGTGATAGCCTGTAGTTTCTCAAGAACTAGGTCTGAGTAAAGGTTACGAACATCAAACCTAACTTCAAAATCGTACTGATTGGTAATATTATCAATTACCTTTGGCATAGGAAGTGATGTAATTCTTTCCACCTCTACAACATCCATATACTGAAGGCACAACTGTAGCATCTGGCTGTAAACCTCAGTCCACGCTGTCAGCCAATTGTCAACGGAGTTTTGCTGAAGCATCTGAGCAAGGGCAGGAGGAGTGTCTTCACGCACAAGACCAAAATAAGCAGAAGCATTCTTTTCCACAGTAGACACGACAAACTCAGCAATAGTAGGAGTTCCTCTCGGAGGCTCCATCCACTTGTAGTCATTTACATCAGAAACAGGGAGTAACATTGCTGGTCCGATTCTTCCAGTACCGCCAACTCGTCTCTTATACATTAGTGGAGGAACTGTTTCGAAGGCTGTACGGTCTCTCATCGAGTCGTGCTGTGCCTTAAGTTCCGCTTGGTCTGTAGATAGGATATCGGTGATTCCACGGCTTTCGTAAACGGCTTTGCGAATGTACTCCCTGCGAAGCACAACAAAAGGATATTTGCCGTGAGCATAACCCAGTTTGCCGTGCTTCAAATATGTATCACCCTGTGCGTTGGGAGAAAAAATGGTGTAATAAATACAAGGGTTACCAGACTCATTAAGTTGTCTGTAGTAGGCATAACTTACTTCAATTAGATTAGCAGTCTTGCTCCTATAGTCATTCATAGAACGATTAATAGGGACAATGTTTGGGTCTCTCCAAAGCGTAAACATACCCTTTGTTTTAATAGCATCCTCAACACCTTCTTCATTCCAGCCATCCGTGCTAATCATAGAACGAACTTCCAGTTCCGTCATAAATACCTTTCTGAAAATTAGACGAGCCTTCTGAAGGTCAATGGTTTCTGGCGGGAAAGAAATTTCATCATACGGCTTAAGGGCTGTAATAACAGGAAGATTCTTAATAAGCGTTTCCTTGTAAATGACAGCAAATCCCTGTTCTCTCATTTCTTTGATAAGTCTTCTGATTTCCTTTTCAGAAAAATCTGGCATATAATTAGAAACAAGCGTTACAGCCAGTTCTTCTTGAGCAGGGTCAATAATTACACTTGGAAGAGATGCCAATGGGCTATTTGGATTTTGACCAGCCATTTCAGTCGCAATATTTACCAAATCTGAAATAGTAAATCTTTCTTCTACCGTTCCCATTTCCTGTTCCCATCCAATGTGCATAGCAGACCATCCGTACTGGTTTGTGTACTGACCATACATTTCAGCCTCTCTTCGCATATCTTGGTTCTGTCTTCCTTTACCAACATATTCCAAAAGCATACTCATACCGCCAGCCGTAGCCGAATCATCAGAAGTTCTTCCAGATACGCCAAGTTTAGCACCCTTCAATGCGTTCATCCAAAGAGCAGTCTGCTCATTAATGATTCTATCAATCAGTCTAACTCTAGCATCGGACGCACCTTCAAACGGCAAAGCAGGGTCATCCTCATCACGGTTTTTGCTAAATTTTTTACCGTCAGAAGTTTGCCCATTCCAGCGACAAAAACGAATATCGTCATTTTCGTTAACTTCGTGGATATTAGAGCCAAAAAGGTAAGAACGGTTAAGTTCGGAAACTAACTCTTGAATATTAGGAGTTTCGCTACCGTACAGAAGTTTGTCATCTGTTTTGTTGTCTCCGTGAAATTTCTCAGAATCGTATTCGTTGCTCATTAGTATGAAAAGGGTACATTAATAGGAATTGATTTATCGTCAATATGCTCTGGTTGCATTACTACTAAATATCTCAAACAGTCAATAGGGTCTTTTGAAGCACCCTTATCACCATCGTGACCTGTCCATTCTCGTAGACAGTAAATTAAGTTTTTGCAGTTTTCTGTAATGTAAAGTTTTGGCTGGTTGAGCGGAGATAGCGGTTCATTAATGTCAAACGCCAACAGGTCATTAATCATAGCAACGCCTTGCTCAATGGCAACACCAGCCGAGGGTGCGAAATACATTGGCTTATCGCCTCCGTCTAGCAACTCGATAACGGATGTGCCTCCGTCTCGCCCAATTGCCTGTGTCGCACCCGCACGAGGGTCGATATAGCGTTCTAATATCTCCTCGTTGCCCTCTAAAGTCCTAATAGTCATCTTGTAGTCATCAATACCCATACCAGCACCATTTCTTTGAGCCATACCTTCTTTTCCGTCTGCTTTCTCACTAGGCAAAGCCCATTCACCGTAAGAAATGTCTGGAAACTCTCTGTAAATAAACAGATTTCCGTCTGGAGCCTTTCTTGCCCAAATCATAAACCAGTTTCTGGCTCCAGCAGGGTCAATAACCATATAATTGGTTCCTTCTTCTGGTAAAGCCTTTAACGGCACAATGTTTCTGTCTCCAAATCTTGGGAACTGGTTTCCAACCGTATTGTCAGCCCAACCATAGGCACGAATCTTCTGTTCGTATAAGTTTTTGCCTGTAAGAGTCTTAACCAACTCGTCAAAGGGGTTGTAAGGGTTAAGTTGAGAGTGAAACCAGATTACGGAAGCGTTTCCACGATAGGAATGAGCCGTAAATGGCATATGACCCTTTGGACAACCACCAACATAGACATTGTTTTGGTCTAGGATAGTGGCAGGAAGTGTTTTAATGAAATTACAACCAGACACAAACTCTTTAACAACCTGCGAGTAGCCAGCAATAGGGGTAAAGGTGATTGCCAGTTTACCTCTACGAGTAACAAGACGGTATCGCAGAGTCTCAACCCAGTCCATAGGCACAAGTTCATCGCACCAGATTAGGTCACACTCGCCACCTTCAATAACATCTCGCTTCTGGGCGTAATTCATAAACACACATTGCGAACCATTAGGAAGAATAAAGGACTCTTCGGAAAATCCGTTCTTCTGACTGTACGCAATGTTAGTTACCTTGCCCTTTTTGAGATTTTTTAATTCTGGAGGCATATACTTCCAGACAACATTCTGTTGCATCTGAATGCTAGACTTCTGGGTTGTGTGAAGACACCAGACCATTGCGTTCTTTTTTCCGACCAAAGTCTGCACTACACGCTTTGCCATCCACTCTGTTTTGCCAGCACGGTTGCCACCTAATACAAGCAATTCCTGTTTTTCTTTAATTAACCTATCTGCTTCGTGCCAATGTTCTGGCTCAAAGCCGTGACGAAATGGGTCTAATTGTTCAGCAAGAATTTTATCTTCTCTAAGTTCAAGAACTTCAGCAGTCTTCTCAACACCAAGACGCTCAACGAGCATCTTAATGTCTGGCATCTTAAGAAACGGATGCGGAGAAGGTGTGAAACTTACCTCCACAGTCCTGTCATAAAATCGTTTACACGCATTGAGGGAGTAACATTAGCGTTTTTCTCGTCATTATATGCAAGTCTAGCATAATACTCATCGATTTCGGGCTGTGTTGTTCCACCTAGAAGTCTTGGTTCTCGTCCAAAAACATATTCATACTCTGGACCTTTGTACATATCTGGAGTTAGCCAACTATCTGGAACCCCTTCTTTAGATAGTTCATCCGAGTAAATCTGTTGCCATCTTTTAGACTTTTCATCTGGAGCCATTTTAGCACTATCTTTAGACATAGTTTTAGCACCACGAATAAGTGGGTACAACTCATTTCCTTTATCTCCTGCCTGTTTGTTTCCAGCCAAATAAATTCTTGTAGCCCTTTCGTGAGCCGTTTCTCTTTCCTTCCAATCTGGAGCACCAGACAGAGTGAGTCCACCCCAAGTAAGAGCATCACCTGCACCTCTTCCCATTCTCATTCCGCTTTTTAAAGCACCGCCTGCAACGGCAAGTGCTTGTTTTCCAGCAAAATCTGGTCCTTCCATCCAGTCTCTATACTGATTCATATACACACCGTTATCGCCAAAAACATCATACAGACCGCCACCAAGTTCAAGAGCCGAAGAAACACCAGCAAGTCTAGCACCTTTAAATCCACTACGAAGATTTTTCATACTATTAATCTTAACATCTCCACCCATCATATTGGCATAAGCCTTTCCAGCCTTAGTCCAATTTGAAACCCCTTCTGGAGGAAGTGCTTCATTTAAAGTAAACTTTGGAGTTGTGTTTAATGCACCCTGCGGAGAAATTCTTCCTGCTTTTGCAAGTTCAAGAACAGTCTTAGCGGAAAGAGGAGGCGTAACTTGTGCTGGCTTAAGAACGCCAATACCAGCAGGAGACCTAGTAGTTAATGGAGGACTTCCAGTAAGTTGAACCTTTGGAAGTTGTGTAGTCGCAGAAGCGTTTGAAAATCTTTGACCAAAATAAGGAATCCAACCAAGTTTTTGGTTAACTGCGGCTTCTCTTGCAAGTGCTACAAATTCTTTAGAACCAACTTTAGGCATAGTCCCTTTTGCATTAAAACCCATAGCCGTAAGTTCTTTTACGGCTTCTGCTTCAGCCTTACCAGATGCCTTCATCGTTTTACCAATGTCACGATAAATATTTTGCCAAGCCTCTGAACCCTTAGCCACAGCATAAGCACCAGCACCAGTAGTAATTGCAGTTCTTGGGTTATCGCCCACAACAGACATTGCACTAGTATTACTTTTAG